GCGGATGTTCGGCAGCACGACTTCAACGGCAGCGCGGGGCGCGGTCATTTGCCAGTACTCCCGAGTCCGCCCGTACCGCGTTCTGTTGCCGTCAGGGTCCCGACCGCAGTCACCCCCGCGTAGACGGCGGGCAAGAGTATTAGTTGCGCGACCCGCTGCTCGTGCTGCACGTAGTAGGACTCGTGTCCTCCGTTATATAACAGTACTCGCAGCTCGCCCCGGTAGTCAGGATCAATGATGCCGGGGGCGTTGCCAACAAATAACGAGTCCTTGGCAAGCCCGGATCGAGAGCAGACAGCGGCGAAATAGCCTGGAGGTACTTCAATTTGTAAACCGGTCGGTACATTGCGCGTGGTCCTTGGGGGCAGTAGCATGTTGTTCCGCCTTCCGTTCTCAGCTAGAAGAAAGGCGTAGATGTCCATCCCGATTGCGCCCTGCGTCATCGCGACGGGAAGCTTGGCCTCAGGGTGCAGTTTGCGGAACTTGATACTCAGACCCTTGTTGACTACAATATGGGCAGGTGAGCTAGTCATCTTCTTCGCCCTTTGTGATGTTCTGGAAATTGGTGCCCCCACCGAACGCATTGGTCGAGGACGAGAGGCGGTGCGTCTCAGCGCCCGCCGGGTTGTAGCTACATCTCATGCGGCCGTCGTAGTCGATCCCCGACTTCAGCACGTTCACCGTGTTCTCGACGGAGCCGGCTATGTCAAGCCGGTTCAGGAGGCCGTAGAACTGGGGGTACATTCGCTTAAACTGTGCGAGAGCCTCCTTGCCGGTCGTCGGTCGTCCGGTCTTGCGGTTGTTGATGGTCTTGAAGCCGAGCAGATCGTACAGCACTTCCTTGGTCTGCTTATCGCTCGTAAACCAGTAGGCGTCGGTGTGCTTCGTGCGCTCCTTGATCCATTCTTGGGGGATGATCTGCAACAACTCGGAGTGCAAGCGGTGCAGGACTTCTTCGAGTTCGGCCTTCGTATGGTCGCGGCGGCGCTTGTCGATCAGAACGCCACGGTTCATCATACGCAAGCACAGTTTGGACGTGTCCATTTTCAGTTGCATCTGGGCTTCCATGCCGAGGTGCTTGACGAGCATCATCTGGGACTCAGCTATCTCCCACGTTCTCATACAGTCCATGGCGTTGTATTCGAGGAGCTGCTCGAGTGAGCCCTTGCCGTCCCACTCTTTGGCGTCGTCCTTCCAGTACCAGTGGTGCTGGCAGTAGAGCGACGATAGGTAGCCGAGGTCCTTCGGTGTACCGGGATAGATGACGTTCTGGCACAGCATGGTGTCCCAGTATAGGTCGGGGGTGACACCGAAGTAGCGCTGGATATATTGGGTGTCGTAGACGAAGTTCTGCCCCACTATACGGATGTTCGGATGGGTCAGGACAAGACGCAGAAGCCATATCAACTCAGCTTCCTCGAAGTATGGCCAGTAGGTGCCGAGGCGGCCGGTGCCGTCGTCGGTCTTGTGGACGAACGGGATCGAGATGGCTGAGTATGATGTGGCCGCGAGCCCGATGCAGGTGATGAGACCTTTCGAGGTCTCTATGTCGACGGCGAGCGTCAGGGGCGACGCGACGGCTTGATCGAGCCAGCCCTTCAGGGTTCGTTCGGCGGTGGCGAACGATGGAGGGGCCGCGACGGTGTAGCCTCCAGAGCGTCGCCAATTACCGTTCAGTGCGAGGGGGATGCGGGTCTTCAGGTCGTGGATCGTCACGTCGCGCAAGTACCATGCCCGCAGGATCGCGGCGGGGTGGATGATCGGCAGCAGCGGTGTTTCGGGGACGGTGCCGAACTCCGGCCGTGCGGCTGTGTAAAGCATCGAGCCGCGCCAGTTCATAATTCCAGTTGGCCCCCACGTTGCAAGTTCCGGCGGAACTGCACGAAAGTTTGACTCTCGAATAACCTCAGCTCCCGTGCAATCACTGAGGCTCCAGAGAGCATAATTTCCTGCAACGATAATAAGTCTACGGGGGAAGGCACTGAGTTGACGGTAGAGCCGAGCACACTCAGAACGTGCCAGTTCTGAAGGTGCAAGGCCTCCAATGCGCTGCGGAGACGTAACCTTGGGGTTGAAGAACCGCCACGTTTCGTTCCCTTGCGGCTGCGATGCGATGACGTTCGTGCAGAGGATTTGGGCACGACTAACTCCTGCGGCTGCTAGAATGCGATCCATCTCGAGGCCGGACTCGCCGACCAGAGGCTGTTTGCGGCGGTTCTCCTCAGCGCCCCACGACTCGGCGACGAGGACGATCGCGGCGTCGCGGGGACCGGAAGTGCCGTACCATAGGTCAAGCGGCTGTGCCGGTGGTGCCGGAGCCGTGGACGTTTGAAGTAGCGGTGTTGTAGAAGTCATTGTCAATCTCTATTCCGAGACCAGTTCTCTTTAGGGCTTTTGCGGCTACAAGGGCGGAACCTGAGCCGCAGCAGGGGTCCAGTATGCTGTCGCCCGGCAACGTGGCGCATTCGATCAGCTTGGCCATGAGTTCGACGGGCTTCTCGGCCGCGTGCGTGCGGTCGGTGCGGCCGACGCGCCGCACGGTGAAGACGTCGATCGGCGAGGCATTCAGGCCGCGCTGACCTTTGGTGGCGAAGAAGATGAATTCGGTTGTGATGCGCGGCCCCTGGGCTCCCCACGGTGCTAGACCTTCGCTCTCGGACTTCTGCCAAATGAGTGGCCGTCTGAACGGGACCCAACCCATGTTCGCTGCTGTCCGTTTGAGCCAGTCGAAGATGTCGATGTCGCAGAAGACGAAGATGTTGGCTCGGGACTTGGTGATCCGAAATCCCTCAGTAAGAATGCAGCGAGCAAGGGACCGAGCGGCCTCAGGAGTGTCTTCGTAATTGTGGTGGAGTACAGTGCGAGATCTGAAGCCGGCTGCACTCGCGTCAATACCATAGGGTGGATCAGCGATGATGAGATCATAAGATTGTGCCGCAAGAACTGGCAGGATAACATTGAGGTCTCCCTGACGGATCTCGACCAACGGCTTCGACGGCATCTCCGCCAAGCGGCGCTTCACGAGGGCACTGATAGCACGTTCCTCCTCGCGTTTATAGATCAGCGATAGCGCCTCGGTGGCGTTGCGGGCTTGAGCGATCTTCGGGTTGTGTAAGTGGCGGGCGATGATCTGCGCTTCGCGGACACGCGCCGCCCCGGCACTGCCTGAGGGGCCGGTCTCGACCTTGGCGACCCCCTGGGTCTCGAGTTCCTTCCCCGTGTCGCGTAGTGTTTGTTTGGGGTTCGCTTTCAGTCGGGCCTCGTGGAGGTCGGACAGCGCGCGGGCGCGGTCTTGCCAGTTCAGGTCCGCTCGGAAGATGTTCTCGTCCAGCTCGGCTTCGAACCGACCTAGCTCGTCTAGGTAGTCCGACAGCGGAGTGATCGGGACCATGCCCGGCGGCACGATGGCATCGCCGCAGTGGAACGAAGGCGGCGGGGTCATGGCATTCAGGCGCTGGATCGCAGCGAAGCGATGGCCACCGGCCGTGAGGACCCAACGCTCGCCGTCGGGCCAACAGACCGGGGGATGGAGGAGACCTCGGCCCAGGATAGATTCGGCGAGTTCGTTCAGAGCAGTGGTGTCGCCAAGGTCCGTGCGCTGGCGCTTGCGGACTTCGATGGTCGTGATGGGAACGAGTTTCATGGGGTTCTCCTGACGTGCGAAGTGGGCCACAGGACGGGGGTTGTGAAGTCCGCCCTGTGGCCCGTCGGGACGTTACGCGGTCCGGCACTCTCCGAAGGTTCTGGCCGCGTAAGTCTCCCGATCACCGGATGGGGGCGACGCGCGTGACTTCGGCAACCTTGAACGCGGTGCCGTCCTTCCGTTTGCCCTCGCGGTGTTCGACGCGGCCCATGAAGGGACCGGCACCACGAAGGTTGCCCAGAGCCCAAGGGCCGGGGACGTTCTGGCCGACCGCGTGCCTGAGTTGCCCCAGGTCTATGTTGCGGTTCTTGCCGAACGCCAGAGCGCCGTTCTCGAAGTCCAACGTGACGTTCTTGAACACGACGATCTTGTCCATGCCCAACTGGGTCTTCAGGTTCTCGTCCTGAATGATGCAGGGGCACCCGAACTTCGTCATCGAGCCAGGCTGACCGGCGTTGGGGCCGCGCTTGTACTCAAAGTCAAAGGTTTCCAGGGCGTCGCGAGTGAAGTCGTCGATCACCATCTGGTACTCGCCAGGCGGCACCAACGTCCGCTCAGTCTCGAGCGGCTGATCCATCGTCTGGTTCATGAACAGGTCGGGGTCGAAGGTCGAAGTAGTCATCGCTTAGGTCCTCACTGTGGTCGCCGTGGGGGGAGACATTGGCGCTGCGGACGGCTGTACTGTCGCTTTGACAGCCGACGCAGTGGTCGCGAGACCCGAAGCAGGCGACAATGATGCTCCGGCCAACTGGATACGACGCCGGTAGGCGTCGATGATGGGCTTAAAGTCCGCGGGCATTGAGGCGGAGATCGGAAGGGCACGGTTCTTCAGGTCCTGGGTTGAGTCGAGGGTGGACCATGTGAAGGAGGGGTTGCCCTTGGCGTCGACCGATCGGTGGCACTTGATGACTTCGGAGAAGAACGTGGGGATCTTCGGGGCGAGCTTCGCGCCGATTGTCGAGACCATGATTTTCTTAGCCCCGGTCATCTCGTCCATCTCCTTCTCAACGTGGGCCGTGAGGTTGAAGAAGCACCTACGGTCGGTGTTGATCTTCAAGAGCATGTTGTGGATGAAGTTCTGGGCTATGCCCCACTCGCCGGGATTGGCCGTCGGCTTGTAGCCCACGGTCGCACCGAAGCCGATGTGAGACCAACCGGTTAGGCCGTCCATGTTGAGTGAGCAGGTGTCGCCCCATGTGGTGAAGTCACCATAGTCCTGGCCGGTCCGATCGTCGTGGAAGTTGCGGAAAGCGTTCAGGAGTTTCATGGCGGCGGCACGGAAGCCGGCCTTGCCCATATCGCGCTGATCGGCCAGTTGTTTTTGGTCCATCGTATTGATCTTCACGATCATGTCTTCGAGTGCCCCCCATCCGGCGCTGGTCGGTGGGCAGTAGGACCAGTGAAGGTGGTCGATGGGGGCCTTCAGGCGCTCGGCGGCGTCGATCAGCGATGAGACGCCGTCGGGCTCGGTTACGATGACGAATACCTCGAGACCGTACAGAAGCTGCGTCGGGATGGCGGACGTTTTGCCGCTTCCAGCGGGGCCGCAAAGAAGGGCGGCGGGGGGTTGGATAATCATTTCAGGAAGTCCTCGAGGCTGTGGGGTTTGACGCTCTTAAAGGCGGCCGGGGCGGTTGTGATGGCGGCCACGGTGGGGGCCGGATAGTGGTCGGGCA